GTGGTAATGGTTATACAACTAAGTCTAGACAAGGATTTTGGAATAATTCAGCAACAGTTTCATCAGTAAGCGTGGTTGCACTTGCTGGAAATAATTTTACAAAAGGAACAGTTTATATTTATGGAAGTGCGGTGTAATATGAAAATAATTGAAAAAACAATTGATATAACAACAGGTGAGGAAACAATTACCGAGCGTGATGAAACTGCTGCGGAAACAAAAGCGCGTTTAGATGCTGCAAAAGAGTTTGCTGCGAAACAAGCCGAAGCCGAAGCAAAGGCAACAACTCGTCAAGCAATTGCAGATCGTCTTGGCTTGACAGCTGATGAACTTAAAGTTTTGCTTGGCTAATGAAGCCTTACCTATCTAAAGCTGCTAAAACGCTACGCGACCAAATAAATGAAACATGGTTGGATCGCGATAAGCGCAGCGATGGGTGGATTGGTGATTCTAAACATGCACTACGAACAACCAAGTCAGATCACAACCCACGACCAGACACAGGCGAAGTTTGCGCGATCGATATTGACGCTGGCCTTTCTAACGAACAAGGGGTTAGTTATGCTTTGGCAGATCAGCTTCGACTCACAGCAAAAAAAGATAAGCGTATTTCTTACATAATTCATGCTGGTAAAATATGTTCAGCAAGGTCGCTATGGCGTTGGGTCAAATATCGGGGCATTAATCCACATCATAAGCACATTCACATTAGTTTTAAGCCAAATCAAACTGGCGAAAAATTTAACATCCCACTACTGAAAGGCAATTAATGAAACTAACTAAAAAACACAAAGCAGCAATTAAGTCATATTTGAGAGCTGTAGCAGCTAGTGGAATTACAGTTGCCTTAGCAATTGTGGCTGACATACATCCAGCCTATGCAACCATGCTTGGTGCAGTTGTTGCGCCTATTGCAAAAGCGTTAGATCCAAAGTCCGGGAATGAAGTAGATTATGGCCTTAGTGAAAAATGAGTCCAAACGAAATAGTTGCTTTTGGCGTTGGCGTATGCGCAATCGCAACCAGTTTATTATTGGCTCTGCGTTGGGTTATTAAATCTTACCTTTCAGAGTTAAAGCCCAACTCAGGGTCATCCATGAAAGATCAATTAAATCGACTAGAAAAGCGTGTCGATGATCTATTTACGATAATTAGCAAGTCATAATTAATTATGGCGAACACACGGAAACAATCTAAACGCAAAAAGGTTAATCGTCGTCGCGTTCGCCAAACTCCTGAACCTTTAACTAAGTTAGAGGTTTTTTATATTGCAAAACATGAAATGTTTAGAGCTGCACGAAAGGCTGGATTTAATGAGTCATGTGCGCTTTATTTAATGGATAATCCTGAGTCAATGCCTGACTGGATCGTAGGCGATAAAGGAATTATCCCAACTATTCCAACTCCAGATGAGGATGACGACTAAATTAAGCGTTACTTGGTAATTTCTGATTTACAGATTCCATACCACCACGAAGTAGCAGTTAAGAATGTCATTAAGTTAGCAAGGAAAGAAAAGTTTGATTCTGTCCTTTGCGTTGGCGATGAAATTGATTTTCAAACCATTAGCCGATGGGCTGAGAAAACACCTTTGGCTTATCAGCAAACCCTTGATGATGATCGCACAGCTACTCAAGAAATCCTTTGGGCATTAACTGAAAATGCTAAGGAAGCTCATATTGTTAGATCAAACCACACCGATAGGCTTTACAACACTTTATTGAAAGTGCCTGGCCTAATCAGCCTTCCTGAGCTGCAATACTCCAAGTTTATGGATTTTGATTCTTTGGGAATAACTTTCCACAAATCATTCTATGAATTTGAAAAGGGCTGGATCTTGGCTCATGGGGATGAAGGTAACTCAAATCCGAATGCCGGTATAACTGCCCTAAATCTGGCCAGAAAAGCCGGTAAGAGCGTAGTTTGTGGCCATACCCATAAGTTAGGTATGTCTGCCTTTTCTGAGGGCTTAGGAGGCCATTACAGGCCTTTATATGGCATTGAGGTAGGCAACCTTATGAATAAGGCTAAAGCGTCTTATACAAAGGGATTAGCCAATTGGCAGATGGGTATTGCTATCCTTGAATGGAATGGTAAAAACATGACTCCAACGCTTATTCCAATTAACAAAGATGGCTCATTTACAGCTTTAGGAAAGAGTTATGGGGCGTGAAACCGATTATCGGGATCGCACGATTGATGACCATATCGATAATTTTGAGGATATTAGCGTTATCTAATCGTTATAAAACACGCGCTAAAAGATTATTGCGCTGTCGGTAAATCCCGTCATACTAATCCCAACGCAAACAAATGTTTTGCGGAACGGGAGCAATAATGGAAATACTAGGCATGTGGTTATTAATTGCCGGCAGCATGGCAGTTGCATGGTGGACAATAAAACACACAAACAATGAAAACTACGAAACAGGCTATTGGACTGGTCGTCAGGATGGCTGGCGTGCTAGCTTGGAACACCAAGAGCGCGTTAAAAAAATGAAGTTAGATCAGGTTTTTGATTATGACAAAAACTGAGGATCTGTTAAATGAAGTCATTACTACAATCCAAGAGCGCGGAAGTGTCTATGGACATCCATACTACAATCACAAAAGAATCGCAGGATTGTGGTCTGCATATCTTGATTACCCAATCACACCACACCAAGCTGCTTTATGTATGGCGTTGGTCAAGGTTTCTAGGCTTACTGAAACTCCAGATCATTACGACTCAATTAAAGATTTTGTCGCCTACGGTGCTATTTATCGCACAGTCCTCGAAGCAGTCCAAGACCAAGATTTTGAATGGAAGGAATAATGTTTAATTTAGATAACTATGAAACAGTTGAATCAAGATTGGAAAAATGGCATGAGAAATACCCTGATAATCGTATCGAGACTGAACTCATTGAAGCGAATGATAAGCGGTTTATTGTATTTGCCAAGTTATTTAAAACTGAAGCTGATGCAAAGCCATGCTCAACTGGTCTTGCTTTTGAGATTATTACGGAGAAGGGTGTTAATTCAACTTCTGCATTGGAGAATTGTGAAACTTCAGCGATCGGTCGTGCGCTCGCAAATGCTGGTTTCGCAGCTAAAGGCAAACGCGCTTCAAGAGAGGAAATGGCTAAGGTAAATAATGCCGAGCCAAATCAATATGAAAAGAAATTACAGGAAAGGCGTTACGGTGCGCCAGGGTCTAAATCAGCAGCTGTTGAGGATGCGTTAAGAGCTTCATTTGCAGTTGAAAATAAGCAAGATGATCCACAGGCTTGGTCGGTTGCTGAGGTTGTAGATCAGATTGGTGCATCCATACCAAATGAACCACCATCATGCGAGCATGGTCATATTCTTAAGCAAGGCATATCTAAAACAGGTAAGCCATATTACGGATATGTCTGCAAGGGCAAAGTTACCGAACATGCTAAATGGGCTAAATTAACAGCTAATGGCAAATGGTATTTTGAGGGGGTTGAGTAATGGGATACATCGCTTTTATAAATGGTAAGGGCATGCAAGTAATCATGGATGACGATGGCGTTCATTTAGAGCAATCAGTTATCAAATGCGAGGTTTGCGATGATGACCGAGTATTCAAAGATGGCACATGTTTTAAATGCCACGAATTGATTAATTATGACAAGCCCAGCGAGCTTTAAGTGTAATGGTTGCAAAAGAGCCACAGAGTTTTTGTGGCTTGATGCAATAGACATGCCTGATGGATTTAAGGTTTATCAGTGCATGGATTGTGGATGCGTTGGGGTTAAGAATGTAGTTGAAGCATTAAGTATTCCTGACTCAGACATAAGTAGATGTGATAAGTGTGGATCTTGGCAGTTTAAGGAAATGCCATGTCATACATGTAATTTGATTGGAGCGAAGTAATGCCAAATTATGAATACAGCTGTCGCGAATGTGGAACTTATGGATCAGTTTATAGGACTTACAAAGAGGATGATTCAGGCTTAGATTGTCCTAAATGCAAGATAGCCATGAATAGGATATTTACAGCTCCGGGCATTTCATTTAAGGGTGATGGATGGGCTGGTAAGACCAAATGAATGAGATCGGATACGATCAAACATGGACTGAAACTGATGACTATCGATACAGTTGTCAAATTATTGTGATCTAAATCATAGTCCACATAGTGAGATGGTATTGTTAATCTAACGGAAGGTAGGTTGCATGGATCTGATACGCTCTAGGCAAGTATTTGCCCTAAAGGCAAAAACGCGAGCCCGTAAGGGGCAGCTCGCGAGGTGCTGGCTAGTCGGGGGAGTTCTGTTTGTTTTACAAACCTTTGCTTTAGATACAGCTGAATCTCAAACCATTAAGGTTAATACATTAAAACAAATTACATTTCATAAGATGAATTACAATTTTGAACAGTTTTACTGTTTAGATGAAATAGTATTTAAAGAATCAAGATGGAATTACAAAGCCAAGAATCCTAAGTCAAGTGCTTATGGATTGTTTCAAGTATTGA